ACATTCTTTGAGTCGCTCTTTTGCGTGATTTGAAAATACTGCGTATCGGTCTAACATAATTTTTCTACCGTTCTGAATAGAGTTTGGCTTCTATCAGAATAGCAGAAAAGACCGATGATGTGCAAGTCTATTCGTGGTAAGCGAACATGCCCTTAGTTGATTCTTTCTTATCTCGAGCTTCTTGGACTGCTTTACTAGCCATGAGTTCGGGATGATTCTCTTGAACCTTGCGTCTGGCTCTGGTTACTGACTCACTTGGAGGAGCGCTGTAGAACGAGTCTCGTTTGATGAAACTTCGCTCTGGCTCGTCACCGATAACTAACCCTTTCTTCCACCATACAGCCCAGAGGAGCTTTCTATCTGAGTTTCTAAGCTCTGGGTATGTAACCAGTAAGTCTTTGACGATGTCGTATAGTTTTTTTCTCATGTTAGTCCTCGTATTTTAATAAAAAGTTCGGATTGATTACTTTGAAACTGAGTCTTCCAAGATCAGGATCTCGCATTTCTTCGAGAGGTCGAATGACCATACCTTCAGCCCAAACGTCGGGATTCATCTCTGATTTTCGTGTGGCATAGTCAACGAGAGAGTCTACGTTGTGGCCAGAGAGTGAGAAGTCACCAGTGATGATTGGAACGGTAGGTATGCCAAGTTTAGCGCAAACCGCGATAAACTCTTTATAATTGAGATACCGCGCGGATTCTCGGTCATAGGCGTTGTAGAAGAATATCTTTTGACCCTTGATCTTGAGTTTGTTTCCTTGAATACCCTCTCCAACTAATTCTCCCTGGAGAACAATCTTTCCGATTTGGTCTTTTTTCTCATCTAAACCACTTGCGATCGTTGCTTTCCAGTAGGAGTTATCAGATTCTCGATTCCAGTTCACCGTTCGACCACACACATTCAACTCACCGTCTTGAACAAAGATTGTGGTTGAGCTTCCGTCGAGCTTTTCAGTGATGAAAAACTTAACATCGCTATATCTGGTCAAAACCTTTGGGAATGATTGGATTCTAGTCTCGTCTGTTTTTGGAATATCCCCTGGAAGATTGCCTTTAGCAATTCCTTGAAGTTCTCCTGGCATTGGGGGTTCGTATTTATACACACCCAATATGTCAGTGACGTCTTCTCCCTCGTGATGGACTTTGTCGTCGACCAGAGGAGTAATGAGTCCCTGAGACACTTGACCGCGAAGTCTGACTGTTTTGAGACGATAGCCTTCTACATTCTTACCATCTATCAACATTTTCTTTGTGCCGTTTTTGGCTAGAAACTCAAAAATGTCGAGCTTTGGGAGAAGTGAATCAACTTCAAAATACACACAGAGGTCGCCAACTCGAAACTCTCCCTTTTTTACGACAACGTGCCATCCGAGTACCGTGGCAACTTCAATCGCATCAGCGCCAGGAATGGGTCGTAGGTCAATAATCCTTTGTATGCTTGCAAGTGTTCTCATTATTTCCTTTCTAACTTATTTATATAATAGCCTGTACACGCTGTCAACTGTTAAAAATCGCCATAATTTACTTGAAGACAAGTGATCCCCATAGAACGCCACATCTCAACGACCTGGTCTCGATCATCAACAATAAATCTGACGTTATACTTATCCTTTACATACTTATCAAACATCTCTCGTTTAATAAGCGCGTCTTTTCTGGCGTCGCCAGCAGTTCTCATGTGGAGTTCATCAAAGTAAATCTCATTTTCCAGTAACCACTTTTCGGTTTCTGGGAGTGAGTCACCGTTTCTTCCTGAGAATAGAATCACTTTGGTTGCTTCGTAGCGTGAAACCATGTGTCTCAACTCAATGATTGATTTATTTGGTAGGTCGACTGCACAGCCCTTTCCATCGTAGGGAGATCGATCACCAATCGTGGCCAGAGTTCCATCGATGTCGAATATCACACAATAGGGTAAGGATGGGTCAAAAACCAACGGACTCAGAGCCTTCTTTTCGGCTTTTTCCTCAATAAACTGCTTGTACATCTTGCGAATAACCTTCTCGCCAACACTGTTTGGGCGCTGAAGATCTCGTTTGATACATTCCTCAACTGGAACATCTAGGAAGGAATCGTACACATCAACGTTTGCCTCGTGTTTGAGAGCCAACTCAGTCATGCGAGCCATGTGTTTTGGAGCAAGGTTGGTGTCGTCAACAATAACGCTTTTACCCTCAGTCAGAGCGTCTTCAATGATAGTATCTCTGAGGCGAAGGATCTGTCTTTCGTTACCCTTTGACCATTTGCTGTTGTGGAGCATAGCGCGAAGTTCATCCTTATTCACACGAACGTACTCACCTGGTCGTTCTTCCAGTAGTTGTTTGGCAAACGTACTCTTTCCGCTTGCTGGTAGTCCTTTAAGTAAAATAATTGTTTTCATGACCAGAAATCCCTCCTTACTTGTAATAAAAACTCGTTGACTGGTTCGATGTTGGTTTTCTTATCAGGGTTCTTCTGATAGGCTTCCTCAACTTTAATCTCCCATTCTCGAGTAATGTCTATAACTTCTCCCAATCGGTAGTCCTTGTTCTTCCAAGCCTTGAGCGTTGGGAAGATTGGCTCGTTTGTCATGTCGACGGTAAAATCTCCAGTCTCAAGCAACTGAACAGCCATGTAGAGCGTTCGAAGATAAGCGACTGCGTATTTGTGAGGACGAACATCCTTGTTCTCTAAAAACTTCTTTCGCTGATTGAGTCCATATCCCACGAAGGCGTTTCTGACATCGGTTGAGTTCCAAACGTGAGGGAACAACGCTTTGAGGTGTTTTCCGTATTGATTGAAATACTCTCGCTCAATATCGTCTTCAAAATGTGCTTTGGCCTTAAATACTTCCAAGACCGTTGGATTACATTTAGTGGCCATGAGGAGAAACTTCCCAATTTCCCATGAAGTGTCGTCTTCTTTTCCTTCGATCCAACTAGTTTGTTGAGTCGTACCACCGAGCTTCAAGATCTCCTGAGTAGGTGTAACGAATACACCTCTCCAGTCATAATCTGAGCTTTCAGTATGTAGGCCGTGGGCGCGAGATCCAACGAGGACTTTTAGAATTGTGTTCATGCGTCTATATCCTTTTTGAATGGTTTTTCGTGAGCTGGACGTAATATTCTCCAGATAGATTCGACATAATCTCGCTTATCAAGCATCAGAAAACAAACGCCACTTAATCCTTGTTTTGGAATGGCCTTGCACAGCTCCATTATTTTGATCGCCTGATCTTTTCTTGACTCTAGGTTCTTTACTTTCTCGACAACATTGGAACAGGTGTACTCGCACATAATGAACTCATCCACGAGGTTTTTTGCGGTGTTTCTTACCCACTCTGAAAACTCCTCTGGAACACGCTCAACTAATTCTTTGATGGCGTATTCTTGTGTACCCATGAGTTCCACTTTGTTTGTTCTGAGTAAGTCCCAAACGCTTCGAGCTGTCACACCAGTAACCAATCGGTGAAGCCTGACATACTCCTCATACTTAACTTTGACCATGAGTCCTGATTCGAAGTGAATAACCACTCCTTCAGCGTTGTCTCTTGGTTTTGAATAATCAAGAATAGTTTTTGGAGTTTCATACACACTGGATATGTCGGGAAACCAGTCGGTTGTGTACACTTTTCCTGTTTCAATTTCTCGAGCGCCCAGGAAGATCAGCTTTTCCTCTCCTGAATAATCAATAACAATTCTGTTGTCTGGGTAAATGATCTCGAATAAGTACGTCATGCCTGGCTTGAACATCTCGGTATGATGAAGCATTTGAGTACCCTTGATAGCCTGATCTGAGGTAAAAGATCCTCTTGTGGCTAGCGCGTAGCCATTTGGTGTTGGGTAAGTGATCCCAAGAGAGCCATCCATCTTGTCATACGCGGAGAACTTTTCGCTTGGAATGTTTGGGAGTTCTGGGGATTCGTGTTCGTCCCAATTAAAGAACTTGTTGAATGGCCTAGCGACCACTTCTCCAGTTGGATCGGTGATAAGACCGCGACACATTGAGGTAATTTCGTCCCATTTCTTTTCAAACTGGCATCTCTGGGTGTAGTTCCAGATAATAAGATTTAGTTCTGGGTGATTTTGGGGTTTGATGAGTTTATCATCGACGTACTTTTGTAAGTCTAAAATATTTATTTTCATTATGTAAATAGATTATCATAGCGTGTACACGCCGTCAATGAGCAATTCTGAGTTTGCTTTCAAGATCGTCAGTAACTTTCTTTTCTTCCTCAGCTTTCTTGGCGTTGAGGACTTCAATATCGCGTTCATACTTCAAAACAACCTCTGCAAAGCTGGTTCGAGCGAGCTTTCTCTGATCCTCGTTGAGACCGAGATACATCTTTTTGAGACTGCTTTCTTTCTTGCCATAGATGTTGGCGACTTTTCGTAGTAATTTAGCGGTTGATTGATTCATGTGTTCCTATGTGTTTTTCAGTTGCACATACGATGATCTGCTAGATCGATCAAGTGCTTTCCGAATATATTTCTTTTTTACTAAGCCTCGTACTGCTCTGACAACTCGTGTCTCTGTGACACTATTTGATGTTATTTCCTCTATTATGATGTGGATTGGAATCGGCTTTCTTTCCATTTTCCCCCAGGAGCTGATAAAGTTCATGATTACAATTTGGAGTTCATTTATCCTGGGCGGGTACATTTGTTTTATTTTTCCTTTTTAACATCTCCTTTCAGTTTATCAGATTTTTTTACTGCTTTAATAGGTATGTCAAACTTTTCTCCACACCACGGACACGTTTTGCTTCCGTGCTTAAAGAAATGATGTTCGTGGTCGTTCATTTTTTATCGCCTCTCTGAGCTAATTTAATCGCTATAAAAATAACAACTCCAAGCAGTGTGAATATTACTGTGTAGAGTGTCAAAAGAGTGAGGATATTTAATTGAAGTTCTGTCATCTGGTTTGCTCCCATGCGTTACTATATAAAGTAACCAACTCCATACATGATGTGTATTCGGTGTGTAGGTTGTTATATCTAGTAATAAGGTGGTAAATAAGCATTATTACCAAAATTATAAATATTGCCTTGAGTACGATCAGTCCAGGATGGTTTTCTTGTTCGTAGTCAATTTCGTCGTAACTTTTCATAGTTCCTTTCTGTGTGGCGGTTTTTAGAGCTACCGCCAAACTCAGTATTTTACTGACCTATGTTTAGGAGTAGGTCGCTATCTCCAGTGATAACATTTGGCAATTTTCCGTCCCATTTTTCATAGAACTTATTTTGCAGAACTTCGCTTGAAAGAGACTCTTGAAGCAATCTTTGTTTCTCTGCTTCAGCCTCAGCCTGAGTGATAGTTCGCTCTTTTTCGAACTTAGCAGACTCGGCGCGATTCTTTTCGGTCTCTACTCTCACCGCTTCGATCTGTTTGGCTTCGATAGCGTTGATGTATTCCTCTGAGAACTTAATCTCTCGGATTCCAACTGAATCAAGAACTAGACCGTTGTCGATGAAGACGTGGTTGAGTGCCTCAAAAGCTCGATTTTGAACCTCTTGGACGCTTCCTGTGTAGAGTTCGTTTGCTTCAAACTCTCGAGGAATGTTTCTCATCACGACTCGGGACTCTGTTTTGACGATCTTCTCAACAAGAGATTCTTCATCACCGATGTTCTGAGCTACCCAATTTGCTTTGGTTGGATCAACACTGAAACGGATCGTGTAATAAATATCTACTTGTTGACCGTCAGATGTGTTGGTATCAACTGGATAATCGAGGTAGTCAGCCTGACTCTCCGATTGCTTCACCTCAGACGTTGTTTCGTAGGTTAACTTTTTAGTGTTGTACTTTGAAACGCCTTCAGCGAATGGGGTTTTGAAGCTAAGTCCTGGAGAAAGAACTCGTCCAGTGACTTGACCAAACCTTTTAACAACTCCAACCTGACCAGCATCAACGGTCGTCATTGATGACAAGAGTACGATTAAGACAAAGACCACTGGAACAGCTACTTTAAGAATCTTCTTAATAGCCATCACTGCTTTTTCTTCGTCTGAGATATATCTAGTATTTTCTTGCATTTTTCCTTTATGGTAGCGGATTCGCCACCTTTAACTTTTAATAAATTACGTCTGCTTTATTGGTTCATTTTCAACCTCCCTTTCGACTTCTACACTATCAATCCATCGTCCAATCGTGATTGAGTGGACGTCTGGGCGTCGTTGCATCATCACATAGAAAATGTCTCCTCGGCCTTGACCAGCTTTTTTCATTGTGGTAATAACCTCAATGTCCTCTGGTGTGCTTTTGGGTTTGAATACAAACGGCTTTAATTGTTTTGGTGTTTTTTCTTGCATGATTTTATCCTTCATTTATTTATACAATAGCGTGTACAGGCTGTCAATACTACGTTTGACTCCTTGATTCAAATCGCTCTTGCTTGAGTAAGTTAAGTCGACTCTGCATAGCCATAATGAGCGTTTCTGTGCTGTCATAAAGAACCTTGAGTTGTTCAGCGTAGTGTTTAGCCTTTATTTCATTTTCCTGCTTCTCAGCGATACCCTGAGTGATCTCGCTATCGATGTCTTGAACGGTAGCTTTGTTCATTTGGGCGTTTAATTTAGCCTTTGTAGGCTTCCACTCACTTGCATACGTTAGTTTTCGGTTGATATAACTGATGTCATAGTAAGCTGACGCATTTACCATATCTTGACCAAGGTTCACTCTAAGGATTGCAAGACTCGTAATGGCTCTGCTTATTTGATCGCCAGTCCAGTTACTCAACTCTTTTTTATAGAGAGCGTCGGTGATCTCTTTGATCTTTACAGTAATATCGTTGATCGTGTTTACTTTGGAGATTTCATCAAGAGACTCGTTATATATTTCATTTGGTGATTTCATTTACACCCTTCTAAAATGGTTTTGATTTGTTCTCGTCCAGTCTCAATACCTTCTACTATTTTGGCGATAGCTTCTTCATCACGCTCAACTCTGATTATTTTCAGGTTGGGGAAGTTCTCGTTGAATCCAACGTAGTCAACCCATTGTCGGCCAGTTACATACATTTGAAACTGCATTTGCCAGACATATTTTGTGTCGATTTTTCCTGAAAAGAGAAGTTTTACAAGAGTAGCTCCGTTGTGACATTTGATCTCAACTAGGCCGTCTTCGTTGACGAGTCCATCTGGTGAACATCCAACTCTTTCATCCAGTTCAATGAATCCAACTGTTTTGACTGGAAGTCCAGTCTCCATTTCGTAGGCTGATCGAGCGAGTTTCTCCTGTTCGTTTCCAAGCTCCATATCAGCGTTTTTGTAACCATCTTCTTGAACTCCACTGATTATTTCAGCGACTTTTTCGAAACAGAGTGTTTCTAGTCCTTTGCCGTTGCTGGCTACTGCCTGAGCTGTTGAAGCTGTCAGTTTTCCAAGTCTGACTTTGAACCATTCGTCAGTTCCTTGTACAAGGTCGTTATATATTTTCATTAGTTATTCTCCTTATTTAATAATTGTTCACCGACTTTGATAACTGGTTCAGTGTTTTGTTCCAAATCTACCTTTTTACTTTCAAAGAATGGGTTGATGACCTCAACTTTGTATTTTTCTTTTAGCTTACCGCAAACAGTAGTCAGCTCTTTGAATGTTTTAGTAGCATTGATTTTGTCGATTTCTTCTTGTGGAAGATCTCCAGCCAACTCTTTATTGATCGAGTCAACAATATCTGATTCGACAATTTCAAAAGCCATCATTAACATATACCTTCTCATGTAAGTAATTTTTGCTCCAAGACCCTGAATCTTTTGTCCTCTTGGTAACTCAACATCTGCGGTTGGAGACACGAAGGATACTTTTTCTTCTGGTTTCTCGCTATTAAAAACAGTTAAAACCGCCTTTTCGGTACGCCTGTCATTGATGATGTTAAATCTTGTGAACAGGCCTTTTTTGTTACATAGAGCGTTGACTGCTGGTAAGAAATCTCCCAACTCATAATATGAAATGGTTTGATTTTTACCTGTCTTTTTTAGCCCTAGGTCTTGAAGGTCAACTCTAACCTCAGACAATTTTTGATATAAGTTTTTCATACTTTTCTCCTTTATATTTCAACTTCTACTTCTAAGTTTTTCATTGCTCTGTGACAGGCATTTTCAGCTTTTTCTCTAATTTCCTCATCGATCCAATACTTCCAGTCGTCGATTGTTGGCACTTCTGCGTCTGGTGTTCCTTTTTCATAATCAGACCACATTCTCCATTCTATAGCTGACATTCGACAGTATGCTTCTTGCCATGATTTTGGTTTTGGATCGTTCCATAATTTTTTTAGGTATCCTTCTCCCTCCTCTTGGTATGATCCTGTTAAAGACTCTATGATCGAATCGACCATGTTTTCTTGTGCTTCTGATGATAGGTCGCTAAATGCGATTTCAAAATATCGTGTCATAATTACTCCTGTTTTGACTTCCAGTCCTTAAAGTTTTTGTAACCCAATTCTCTGGCCATTTGGTTTTTGGTCAAAACATGCTTGTCTTTTACTGAGGTGAGTGTGTGAGGTGGATCATTACTGACCTGATCGTAATCAAGATAGTCGATTCCGTTTTCCTCAAGCATTTCAAAGTATTGATCTTCGAGTTGCTCTGTGAGTGTGGGTAAAGGCATTTTTTGATTCCTCTTATTTGTTACTGAATATAGAATATCATAGCGTGTACACGCTGTCAAACACCAATTTACTCTGGAGGTATAATTTCCTCACCGCGAAGTCTGATAAAAAGGTCGGCCGTTTTTTCGCTGTCTGCTTCAATCATCATGTGACCAGGAAGGCATATCTTGGCTACTTGATTAAAACTCCATAGGAGTTCTTCTGGTTTATCCTTGTACCAGTCACGTTTATGTCTGTGCGCGTTTGTAAGACCCATAAAAGCGGTACAGTCGTGAGGAAGGTCAAGCTCACAGTAATTGATCTTTTTTTCTTCAAAGAGTTTTTTTAATTTACGGTTTGCTTTTAGATTTAGGTTAGTTTGTTTTCCCATATATATTTAGTTTAGTAATAAGTTTATGTTTCTTACCCTGAGCTTTGAGAAAGATGTCTCTGTCTGGAAAGAGAAGAATTAACGTCTCCTTTCAGGCATGGGAAATCAGACCGAGGTTTTTTGATAGTACCTCAGCTCAGAATAAGAAGCGTGCGTTGTACACCGCGAGTTGAGAATGTCTCTCCCCTTCGCCTCTCGACCAGTTTACCGCGTCTTTACGTTGCTAGTAGCTCTGGTAAGCTCATGTCTCACGTCAGTTATTAGCTGAGTGGGAACGGTTACGAGCTTTCGACTCATAAGATCTACGGATCAAAACCGCCCTCACTCAACCAACAATTTGTTAGCTTGGCTTGTGCCAGTAGAGGGTGTAGGTCGATGCTTCCCCAAGTTCCGCGCGCCTTGTTTTACTCCCCTCCTACACAAGTTGGGGTGGGTCTTATCCTTGATCTACTGCACACAAGCTAAACCAACAAAAAAACACCTCGTCTAATCTTGTGAACTAAACCAGGTGCTTTTTACGAAACGCTTGTACTGCTCATACAGAGCAATTAAGCGTCCCCATTTTGTAAGTTTCCCTTGTAAAAATATGTATTTTGACATAAAAAAACCTGCTTTCGGCTGGTAAGGTGCAACAAGAGAGTGCAACTTGGTAAGTTTAACCTTACCATGCGAAAACAGGTCTGAACCTATTTTACTCTCTTATTGTCTGCATTTATAGTCCCCTTACCGTAGGACTGCAACTTTCGTTGACGTACACTCACTGTAGCATACACAAAGGGAGTCGTGTCAATAGTAGTTTTGTGATATACTTTTTTTATGCTTAGTCAAAGCCCCAAACATAACAATCCAGCAATCCCCTCATAGGTGGTTCTGTTTGTTATGCTTATAGAACCGCCAAGAGGCGGTTTTTTAGTATCTAGGGTAGTTCAGTGGTAGTAACGCTCGCCTGTTAAGCGAGAAGTCGAAGGTTCGATCCCTTCCCCTGGAGCTGTGTTCGTAGCTTAATGGTAAAGCGATAGTTTGTGGAACTATAGAAGTCGGTTCAATTCCGATCGGACACCCCACAGGATGTGGAGGAGATGGAGTCCTCGCGAGTTTTGGAAACTTGAGATCGCAAGTTCGAGTCTTGCCATCCTGACACCTTTTTACTTATTATTAGTATATGCCTACTGAAACAATCACTCCATATACTCAGAAAGAAGTTTTGAGACAGAATAAGGAGCGGAAACTTTGGCAGGAGAACGACACAGTAGAATCAATTTATGCACGGTTTCTGATCGAATGGGGAGAACTCCAGGAAGCAATAGAAACAACACCCGACATAGCCTATTTAGTCGCCTCAGAGATAGGCGACATTTTTTACTTAGCCATAAAATATATTGACATGACTGGTTCTCTTGGTAGTGACATGGAGGACAAACTAAACGAGGCACTTACAATCTGCGAGCTGACTGGACTCAAACCGCAAGACTGCGTAATGATGAAAGTTTTGAGAAATGAGATTAAGTATTTTGCTCCGATACTCAATAACGGATTTAGGCCAGAAGAAGCAGTCTCTTTGACCAAAAGATCATACAACGCACTGATAGGAGAAGAAAAGTTCTCTCAGTGGTACTTGGATTTTGCCGAAGAAATATCTCACTAACAACTGTGTTATAAAGTTTTAGCGTTAAGTCCGAGGCTATCACGGACGTCTGAGTTTTCCCAAAGTTTCTTGTATGTGAGTTGAGCCATACCAAACATGGCCATCGATTTGACGGCGACGAGTTCAACTACTTCAATAGCTGTCAGCCCAAAAAATACATTGGTTTCAAGAACAACAAGTCCAACTCCAACCGCAATACACGTCAAAACAGACACCCAAAAACGGACGTCTGAGTCTTTAATACGACGATTGAACATGTCAATCAACGCTGGAAGTAGAAAACCGATCATATTTAGCATAAGTCCCTTTCAAAATAGTTATTACAACTTAGCACTCAACATAAACCACTGCGATTATTGATCTTTTCGTAAAACTATTGATCTATCGTGTAATTTATAGTTACCTGAACGCCCTCTTTTGTGGTGAATGTTTCCGTCTTACCATTGATCTTATATTTAACATCACTCGCTGGAGGTGTTATAGGATTTTCTGCAAGCTGTTTTCTTAGTTCGGTGTTTTCTTTTTCAACACGCTCAACTTTAAGCTGTAGTTCTTTGATGTCAGCAACCTCTTTGAATCCGATCGCAACAAAAGCGTCGTATTTTGTAGACTTTCCGACCAATTCTTCAAACTTAGCTTTTTCAACCGCGACTGTTTCTGGCATAGTTCCTTCCAATTTTGCTTTGATCTTATTTATAAATCTATCCCAACCGAGATCAAGCGTTCGGTGAGGACAGTATTTTCCTGAGAAGTCCTGATGTTTTTTAACTCGGTCAACTCCCCAATTTCTTTCTTTGAGAAGCTGTGCGATGAGTTCAGTAGCGTTGTCTTCCGCTTTAGTGAACTTTTCCCCACCACTTTTAGAATAGCAGATTTCAAGTCCAATATGTTTTCTGTTTCCTGCTCCATTAGATCCATCTCCAGCATGCCAGCCGTTTCTATCAAGTGGGAGTCCCTGCCATGCTTCGATGTCATCAACCGCAAAGTGAAACGAGGTTTGTAGGGCATTGGTGACCATGTAGGAGATCTCATTTTTTGCTGGAGCGTCATTGGCTGTGTTATGGACACAGATCCCAACTGGAGTCATAGAATTAGGGCATTTGAGCGCGTATTTGGAAGCTGGTACGAGGTTTTGTTTTATCGTCATAACAGTCCTTTCACTCTTTCAAGAATGTCTTTGATGGTAGATTTTTCTGGTTCTGGTGTAAAAACTTGAGGCTCGTCTTCGTGTTCAATGATTACAGTAGTTGGGTACAATGTCTCAGGATTGTTTATCTGAATTGAGGTTTGTTCATCGATTGATCGCTGAGAAGGAATGTCGTCTGGTTTATTTACTGGGTCAGGAAACGACTGGTTTCTTTCGGGAGTCTCGTCACAGTCCTTCGCATCAAGTACGGTGAAAGTAGGGGTATTCCAAGTGTTGATGATAGTTTTGTGTAATGGATGCACTTGGTAGGTTGCCTCGATACGCATATTGTATTTACCTGGGAGAATTGAGTAAGGTACTTGTTTGGCGATGACAAGGAAGTTTTCGCCGATTGGTCGGCTGACTCCTGGTGATTCTAGTTCGTACACGATACCATCAACGATGTACCACTTAATTTGAGCCTGAATGTCCATGTGTTTAGTGAAGTTTAACTCTATTTGAACCCACTCTCCACGGCAGTATTCAGCAGAGTCGATGCCGATAGAATTAAGTGTGGTAACTTTGAATGGGTAGAACGAGTAGTATAGAATGATTCCAACAAAAATAATGAAGACAATGGCTGTTAGTGTTTCGAGATAGGTATTTTTTCTCATTTTAGTCCTATGACTGCGAGTATTCCAATAATCATCGCTCCTAAAACTATTTTAATTCCCCACTCCCACAGTGACTCAAACTTTTTAACTCGAGTATCAATAATGTTGGTCGTTGAGAGAGGGGTATACTCTTTTTTCAAAGTATCCTCAAGATCGTCAACGTCCTCGCGTATGTTCTTAATTTTGTCTTCGATAAGCTCGATGTTTATTTTTTTAGGCATTGTTATAATAATAAACTAATTCTGAGCTTCAAGCAAAGTACTGTTTACTCCCTTTTTTATCTTCCTCGATCTGGCGGATAATGTCTTTAATACTTTTTGGCGTCACTTTTCTACTGTTAGGCTCAACAATCTTCCACTCGATAGGGTAGCGACCTTTATTCTTTCTCTCCTGGCCAACATCCTCTGAACTAAAATCGATATTAAATTGACCCTGCTTGTTGTACCTTTGGTTCATGGTGTCGTCGACTCTAAACACACCTTTTCCATACGGAGTTTCAACATCCTCGAACCCTTTAACCTGGATATACACTTCCTCGCCCTTTTTGAGAGCTTCGTGAAATACTCGGTTACCAAACGCCACCGATCCAGATTCAATCGGTCGGCCGTATGCTCCAATACCATCAGTCCCTTCTCGGGTTTGATTCGGGTCTAGTGGGTCGTAGTATGAGGCTTCACCCTCTTGATATTCTTTTGAAAATTGGTCGTATTTCTCTTGTTCCCTGGAGTTTCCAGCAAAGGCAAGTAACTCTCCAGGTTTGGCGTCTGACGCGTAGGCTTGTTTTACTAAACTAAAATCCTGTAGATAACTAATTGTGTCTTTGATTAGACTTTTAATTGTTTTTTCTTCGTTCTTTTCTTCAGGTGTTTTTGTTTTTGATTTATATTTGAACCCATACTCATCAAATATCTTGTCTTCGATCTCAGATTTTCCGTTGGTTCGAACAGTCTGTTTCCCATCATCAGAGAGATTTTTATACTCATCAGTTCTGATAACTACCTCGAGCCACTGAGTATATTCTTCATTGAATTGTTCGTTTGCTTTGTCAAACTTCTCTTGACCGACTTTCTCTTTGAATTGTTGAAGGGTTTTCCCTGTACTGTTGTTCCAATCAAATTGATTTGGTAAGTAGGTACTCACCGAAGCACCCAACCCATCAAGGATCATAGATCCAATAACATCGGTGGCGGTTGAATCAGGATCTTTTATCAACTCGTTGAATGTCTTGATTGAAATAGGGGTTGTGACGTTTCTGAGAACGCTTGTGACAGTGATCGGGTTACCTGAGAAGTCTTCACCTTTCCACACATCGCGGAACACACCAGCCACAGGGGAGAGCTTACCCTCAATAAAGTTCTCGACTACGTCAAGGGGAGTCATGCTACCGTAATTTTCTCCAAGTTTTGTGTAATTTCCAGAGGAACTCTTATACCACCATCCCCAATCACCATTTCTCTGAGTTGGGACTAATCGAGAAGCCAAAACAACTAGAGAACCCATGCCTCCAGTAATATCAGTCCAACGACCGAACAGTTTAATTTTCCCAAAGTTGGTACTGCGAGGATCTTCTTCGACGCTATCGGGGTCAATGAACTTTGCTAAAGCCAGTACCATCGCGATTGTCGAAACAATACTCATGGTACTTTTAACCGCTTCTTTTCGAGCGAACTTGTTTTGACGAACCTTTGGATCAAGCATGTGCGCGGTTAGAGTATCGATATTAGCCTTTAGAAACTTCACAGAGAACAGAAGTACATTTAATTCACCGCTAATTGTTTCAGCTTTACCCAAACTTCCACGACCAGTGAGAGAGCTAACTAGATGACCGATTCCCTCAGCTTCCTCTTTATTCAGGGTGTTGACCCCATGTTCTTCGGCTTTCTTAATCAATCGATCAGCAAGATCAGCACGAAGTCTCAGTGCGCCACCGTTATATGCAGATTCAGAGGCCTTGAATAACCGTCCCAAAAGTGGGATTTTCTCTGGGAGAGAAGAAGGATAGGCTTCTTCAGAGAGAACGTTGAGTCCATAGCCACCAGCTTTGTATTTTCCATTGATGGCGTTTGGCCTTGAGTAAATATCGGCCTTAATAACATCAATGGCGTCTTTTCCTTTGAGTTCCCTTCCAATATCCAGCCAAGACTTCAGAAAGTTTCTGAACCAGATTTTTGAAGTTCTGGTGTCCAGTAAAACCTTAATACCCTGTCTACCGAAAAACGAGTTATCAAGAGAGGCCACAAGCGACTTCATTGTTCCTGGTACTTCCATAAAGGCTTTTTTAACTGCCTCGAGTGGTTGTTCTTTGAAATTGATCTTTCGGGCGTCGAGTTTTAATTCTCGAACATAGTTCTCAAGAGCCACAACTGAAGCACCGTATGACAATCGTGTTTCTTCAGACTTAAAGTTGCCCTCCTCGTCGGCGTTCTCTCTCTTTTTCTCAATATCAGTAGCCAGATCAGACAGTGTTTTGGCTTCAGCCTCAGAAACACCAAGTCCAAGACGAGTTGATGCGAGATCGCGCAAAAACTGTTCTTCTTCTTGGGGATTGAGTACTTTCTCCATGCGCTGAATCTTTGAGAGAATATCGCGTTTAGCCAAGGGACTAATGCCAGTGACACGTTTCGCCCAGGTCTGAAAACCTTTGACCTGATTTTTTAGTAAAAGTTTACTCTCGAATAGAGCGTTGATTTGTGTCGCATTTTCCTCGTTAGTAAATTGCTTAAAAAAATCATGACGCTGTTCACTAGACATCTCAGAAAGCTTAAACGGATCAATCGAGCCATCTTTTAATGCTCGTTTGAACTTTGTGGACTCGCTGTTTAGTAAGCACCAGGCCATTTTATACCTCGTTTAATCCTGAAAAATCTCCGTAAAGATCTTTCGCAAATAAATTATAATTACGCACTGCTTCCATTTTATCCTTAAATCTTCCAATGTGTTTGTGAACACCAGAAACAGTTATTTGAACAAGCCATTTTTTTCTACGCTTATCAAAACTAACACCTCTATATCCAGATTGGTTGTCGACTCTTATTCTCAAGTTAAAGTGATTTTCTCTCTCAGCACATAATCTCAAGTTAGATCTCCTATTATCTAGTCTATTTCCGTTTATGTGGTCACACTGCTTACTAGAATCAGCCCTGAGAATCATCCTGTGCATATAACATTTTTTTGGGGTAGAAGTTCTAGCATAACCAGTGGTATGAAAATGCCAATTATGCCTAGACAGCATCTCAAAGTCTTTGTCATCGACTAGGGCATATTTTCCTTGAGTAATTTTAATTTTTTTCATATTAGCATTCTATTGACCTGATAAAATCAGACCAATCGTGTTTATCTACTTTTCTAATCTCACTCTTAATTTTAGCAGTCTCATCTTTAATTAGCTTCTCGGCCTTTTTACCGTACTTTTTCTCGGCAATCTTAGCTCTCTCGCTGGCGATTTCCTGCATTTTGGTTAGTACAGAGTTTTCGTCTCTTTCGGCCAACAAGCGGAGTTCCTGAGCATGAATACTTGTCTCTGAAACCAGTGGCGAGATAGCAAGACTTCGGAGTAAACTCGAATCGTTTGTTTGTTTTGCGTATTCTTCAACCGCTTTAATAAATGCACCAGTTCTGAGTCCATCGGGAAGTGGGATCTTGCCAGAAATCATCCCTCTAGCGCGGATTAGGTTTTTATTAAGTAAGTCTTCGGCTTTTTTTAACTGATCTTTGATGTTGATCGTTTCAAATCCAGCGATATTGTCTAATTTCTTTCCCAATTTCTGTTCGATGCTGACTGCAACCTTGCTGGCCTTCGTTTGACCTGGTTCTTGAGCTTTATATTTTTTAGCTTCTTCTTTCTTGGTATCTTTCTTCGGCTCAACCTTTTCTGGTGTCTTTTTAGCCTGTTTTAGAGGCTCTTTGTCTGGTGATTTTGCCACTTTTTTTGGTAGTTTTATATCTTTTTTATTCACCAGCACTTTTGGATTAAGGATTCTAACTTCATTTTCACCTTGAATATTATCGACGTCACGAATCACATCATATTTTTTTGCAAGTTCAGCGACTTCTTCTTCCGACATAGAATCCAAAAACTCTCCGTCACGACCTTTGAAATCTAAGACCCTGGCCGTTGGACTGATATAGAGTGTTGCGACTGCTGGATTTTGGGTTGCACTTCCACTAAAATCTTTAGCCATTTTTCTATTTGTTGTAGTACTGAGTCCATAAAAGTTCCCACCAGTCCCAGCTTCTCGTTCAGCCGTTGGGTTGAATCCCTTACCGCTTTCTAGCTGTTTGATGAAATCCGCATCTCCGCCGTGATACACAACGTGTGCTTCTGCAAAATCTTCTTTGGTCTTATATGACTCTGGTTTTTCAACTACTTTTGTTGGCTCAGTTGATAAAATGTCTTTTACCTTTTCTTTTGGTGAAACAACTTTTGTGGCATCGTTAATCAGATTGCCGTTAATAACTTCCTGGACTTTCTCTTTTGTGTAGTTTCCAGAAAAAACATCTTTTTGCATGTCTTTAACTTGGCTTTCACTAAAAATGCGTTTCAAGTACTCAACATCATCTTTGTTGCTAAGGTTGTAGGTTCGCTCATATTTCTTGGTAGTATCCTCTCCCCCACTGACTACTTCCACCTCTTTTTTTGTTTCTACGCCTGGAGTTACCTCTCCCCCATCGGTAGGGGAGACCACTTCGGCAGTTTTAGGAGTAGGCTCTACTTTCGCTACTTCTTCGGGTTTTTCTTCAGTTTTAGCATTAGATTTAATTCCTTGTTCTTCAAGAGCTTGGTTGAACTTCTCTGGATTTCCATTGGAATCTTCGACTGCTTTAGCAATTTTATCTAGTTTGGCTAGATCCTCATCGTTAAGAGATGCTCTGACGGCTGGATCTTGTACTACTGATCCAAACTGAGACAGTCCAGCACCAGTGATGAAACTCAAGATGAATGTTTCACCCATACCTTCGGTTGCTTGCCTATCAGTAGCGACATTTTGCAAGGCGTTTTGCCATGATTCCTGAGTACCCTCACCCATTCCAGAGATGATGAACTTTTTAACACCCTCTGAATCACTGAACAAACCCACTTTGTTGGTAAAGTAGTTGAAAAGAATATTACCAGCAAATACTCTGCTTGCTCGAGTGTCAGCTTCTTCTCTACTCAGTCCCCGATCGATGTTAGTCTGGTAGGTTGTACCAGCCTCAAGACCTGCCTCCATAAAGGCTGATGATCCAACACCAATAACCTGAGCTATTTTAGGAGAAACCGTAGCCAGTCTACCAGCGAGAGACGAGACTCCGAGTCCAGTCACATAAAAAGGGATGGTTGAACCAGCTCCCTCGAGTAGTTTGTCTGCAAATTGAGGATTGTTTGGACGGACTTCTTCAGCCCAAGAAGCAACTCTGTCTCCAGCTTGTTCACTAAACTCTGACAACCCCTCGGCTTCTGCGACATCACTACGCCACTTTACCAGATCAAAGAATGACTCTCCGATGTTAAGCAGTCCAGCAGTCAACGCTCCAGTTCCTCTTGATAAGGCAAGACCAGTAATAAACGAGTCCTTTTTTAACTTTTGGTTAGTGGGAAGCTCTTTGGTTTTTTTGACTTCATCGAGAGTAGCCCTCATGTTTTTCAGTCGATATTCGTCGATTTTTGACTTTTTCTGCTTTGACTCAATCTTTTTAATATCTTCCTCAAGGTCTGGTTGAACAATATCGAGAAACTTGTTAGTCTGGTAGTCTCTAATTTGGTCAAAACTTAATTTTCTTAGGTCAGTATCTTTTCCAAAGTATTCTTGTTGTTTTTGCTTATCCTCCTCGATAGATTTAACCACCGACTCTTTGGCCATATTAAAAATGTTTTTACCAAAATCAACAACCTGTCCTGGGCCGATAGCTTTTCGGTCAGCAGTGATGAAGTCTTTGGCTTTTTGAAGCGCGCCCTTGACCTCCCCTGTTCCTATACCTAAAAAGTCAGACGTTTTCTTGAAGAAACTCTTTTCTTCTGGTGGTTTGGCTATTTCTATTGGCTCACTACTGATATTTGCTCTTGAGTTATTGAAAGTATCAAAGTTTAACCGTCTTTGCTCAATGACTTGTTGGGTGAAAGTTTGTTTGGGTTTTTTATCTACTTGAGATCCACTAATTTGAGATCCTGTGATTTGGCCTCGGCGTTGATTGATGAGATTCGTTGTGTATGACATACATAGTATCTAGCCTATAACTTTACCCCTAGATCTGAGAGTTGTTCTTCACTTTCTTTCGCTGGCCCATGTGGACTGTTGGCGTTGTAGATCTGGATGATTTGATTTGGATCGAGCAATCCAGTATACGTTCTAAACACCTGACTCACTCCCTGGCCACTTCTAATATCACTGATGAGTTCATTGACCACTTCGACTTCGTTGATCTTAGTTGAAGCTGATCCGCCAGAGTTTTGTTTATTCCCGATAGCTCCAAGGCTTTGTTGGCTGATAATATTGCCATCCTGATCGATTGCGGTCACTGTTACCACACCATTATCATCTTCGGACTTAATCAATTCAGTCTTTTGATTCTTTTTCTTATTAGCAGTAATGGCACTGTATAACATTGAGCTTGGAATACCAGTTGAGCGAGTAAGTGTTGCGATGTCTTCTCCGCTCGCGCTGTCTAGCGCACCAGAGGAAAGAAGGGTGTTAAACCGATCAAGAGCTTGTTCTGCTTGCTGTGAGTTGATGTCAAACTGCTTCATCTCGAGGTTTAATTGGGTTTCTGCGTCAGCTTTTTTAGTCGCGATTTCGTTTCTGATGTTGGCGGTTCGATCGGCATGCAGAGTCTCTAGTTTTGCCTCACGACCGACACGAGTAGCTTCAGAAAGGTATGGGTTATCGTTGATCTTTCCCTTAGCTTCAGTAAATTGACGCTCTAAGTCGTCGAGTTCTGCTTGACGAGTTTTAATGTCTGAGCTTTCCATCAGTTTTTTGTACAGTTCGGGTAAATTAAGTGTGTCTTGAGGAGTACTGAAGTTCATTGGGCCGATATTTGAATTGATGGAGTTGTAATCGAGCTGGCCACTAGGAGTCACATATCCAGCAGGAACAACGTTCTGGCTTTGTTGTTTTTTTCGTTGCTGTTCGAGGTAGGATTCAAACTGAGGAGCTGAAACTCCCTGTTGCTGGGCTGACTGTGCGTTTACTTCTTTAGAAACGGCGACACCAGCTCCTTGTTGATTACTAGAAGGATGAATGACACCTGGATCTGACAAAGTACCACCCCAATATTGACGGCCTTCGTACCATCCGCCTTGTTGGAATCCTCCAGTTGGAGCTTTAACTCCGAGTGATGATGGACTGTATACTGATGCCATACTAGAAGTTTCCTGTTACTTGTTTCTTTATATTTGGGCCACCGAAGTAATTTGGTACATCAAAAAATGGTTGAGTCTTTTCGTTTTTCATTTGCTCTTGTTTGATTTTGTTGAATGCAATCACTAAGATTTGTTTAGCTTCTTCGCTGTACATCTGGCCGTTCATTTCACCTTTTTTCTTGAGTATCGCGACGGCTTCAAGGGCAATTGCCTCGTTACATTCTGGCATATCGTAACTGAAAATAGTGGTATCAGCGTCAAGACTAAGTGCTGTTACATTTTTCTGACCATAAATGCAAATATTATTAACTCCAACGGCTGATGGAACTGGCCAGATAAAGTAACGCTTGTGTTGAGTAGCCCATTTTTTGAGCGTGCTGTTTGGATTCTGTTCTTTCCAGATCAAGTAATCAGCAAAGTTCATTGGACTACCATCGGGAGTTTCCCCATACACCTCACCGCCGACTTCAAGCCTCCAAATAGAGTTAGGACTCCATGTTTCGGGGTTGTCGTAATATTCTTGATCTATTGCCGTACTCGTTTTTTTAGCATCCTCAAGAGCTGGCCAACGAAAAAGCCTCCCTGATTTGATGTAGGATCGATTGATGGCTGAGTCTATTCTTGAGGGAGGATACAATGAACTATTCGTACCTGCGTTGAGATCTGACTGAACGGCTGACCTAATTTCTGAAAGTGTATCCATAATGCCTCATTCTTACAGAAAAAAGCGATCATAAGCAAGTACAATGTTGACTTTCTTAGTGATCTATCTTGATATAGTTTGTTCTATTTATCTTTGTTTTTGAGAACAACTGAGATTTTCATTCCGTGTGATTTTAAGACATTTAATGCGAGTCTAACCTCGTCAGGAATGATTCTATATCTGGGAAACGATATTTCGTAGCCAAACTCGAATCCTTGCTTGCTAACATCTTCGGCTATTTTTTGAATGACTGGATCAATCTGTGTCATATTGGTAGTAACTCCTTACTTACTGTGTTAACTTTATATTTATAAACTTCCATTGAGTTTTTATCAAATAATTTGAACAATTCTTTTTGAGTTGTCTGAGGTTCGTTCTCTCGTCTCTTGACTGGTTTCTTAATTATCTCTCGCTTCAAGATCGGCTGATTCCGTTCGTTAACTCCGATCTGAGTGAATTGCTCCTCATTGATCTCGGCGTCGTATTCTGGGCCTGTAGGACTCCATTCAACAACAATTCTATCAGTCTCTTTGATGTCACCAACCCACATTTCTTTTTCCTGTGGTGAATGAACTCTACCACCGATTGTACCGACAATAGCTCCTGTGGTTTTGTTGTAAAAGATCATCATGGCGTGAACTCCCTTGTAAAGACAACCAGAGTGAAAGTAACGTCGCTCGCACTCTCACCATAACAAGTTATTTGGTTATCTGTTATGTAATAATCAGTATACCCTACTGTGCCATCATCAATAGTTGGGACTCTGCGAAGGTAATCATTCGGAGCTGTTCCAGCCAGAACAAAAACCCATGTCTTAGGAGTATAACCAAGATTGTGAGTATAGGTGATTTCAGTAACCCCAGAGGGTTTCGTGAAAGTCACGATGTTATATATTGAATGTGTAGCCAACTCAGAACTAAACGACAAGTTTTCGTTATCTGCCGTCTTTGCATCGTACCCTGGTTTTGACACTTTCATTACTACGCTCATTGTGTTTCGTCCTTAAATATATAATAAAACCCTGCGACCTGAGCAACTGGAGAGAAGGCGTCGGTTTGGCCAACATGGATGTCTATCTTGTTATCAAATATCTCAGTTCTTCCCCACCACTCTTTGCTCGCACCTTGAATCGCCCAATCGTGTTGATAATATTCATCGGTTAAAATATTAGCTTCTGTGTCGTAATCATAACTTACCAGTTTGCTAAATACCAACACAAACGGCTTATACCCAAGATTATGATTGACCGTAACCGTTTCAGAGCTGATCGCGAAACTAAATGTCCCGAAAGAATGAACTTTGAGAAGTGGAAACATCGAGTGAAGATAAAAATCGTTTGGAGAAGTAGCCGAAATAACATCAATTCCTGGCTTGCTTACTTTGAGTCCGAAGTATTGTTGTTCTGGATCTGGGGGTGAAGGTGATGGAGAAATACTCGCTGATGGACTTACTGATGCCGAGGGCGAGGCAGAGGCAGAGGGTGAGAGCGATGGGCTTGCTGATGGGGTAGCACTTGGAGATGGAGATCCTGGTTGAGTAAAGTCGATTCTTAGTTCGGTCGCTTCATTTGGGTCTCCAGCCTGATAATCGGTTTGGTTGATGTAGTGACCAGAGGTAGATCCATTAT